GCTTATATCGGTGACAAGCGTTATGTCAGACCAGTAATCAAGGTAACGGGTGATCTTGGAACAGGCGTAATCATAGGAATCGGTGCCATGTTGCAGGGTACCAAATACAGACCTGTAGAGTAGGTTTATATGACTTTTACGGTAGATATCAGAGCCGACATAGCTAAAATAGCCCGCTGCATGGATAATATGGAAAAGAAGCAGTTGCCGTTTGCAATCAATCTGACTTTAAATAAGTTAGCAGTCAAAGCACAAGAGGATATTTGCGGGAATGTACAAAAGGTTTTTAATAACAGTAACAGATGGTACGACAAAAGGCAGAGGACAGGCATTAAAGTCAGTTTTGCGAATAAACAGCAGCCGGTAGCATCGGTTTATACCGGAGCCCATTTTGCTCAGGTGCAGGAAGAAGGAGGGATTAAAACACCCTATTTCGGCAGCAATCTTGCAGTACCGACCGGCAATGTTCCAAAAAGACAAAGGAGTTCAAAGGCGTTAAGAGTAGCCCAAGGGGATCGCAGCATCTTCAGGCTTGGCAGCACTATCTACAAGAGGATTAGTAATCAAAAGTTGCAAAGGTTATATAGCCTTACGCCGCAGGCAAAGATCAGGCCGAGGTTTGGTTTCAAGAGAATAGCCGTAAGCAGCTTTAACAAAGGCTTTGACAGGGTATTTACCGAGAGCTTTAATTATGCGATGAGGACAGCAAGATGACGTAAAGGCAGCTCTAGAGAAGAACAACAAGGCTTGAATCCAAGCGTCTAAGGTACTCCTTGGGCTTGCAACCGTGGGTATCTGGCCACCCCGCACCCTTCCTAGCGACAAAAAATTTTTACGCATTTCGTTTCGGCCTTTATAATAAATCCTTTAAGAATAAGCCTTATAGACTTTAAAACAGCGAAATAAAACGATATACCGATTGCACTTCAAGGACGGGGACAATCTATCACCTCCCTTTAACTGTACGAAAAAATCGTACAATTATCACGGATTGAACTGTCGACAATTTGTCTGCATTTTACTTTAACTCCATATATAAAACATGAACACCAACGATAAAGTATCAGATATTGCCAAGGCTCTATCTTTAAGTGAGCGGCGGGTGCAGCAGTTAGTACAAGAAAGAGTGCTACCTGCTCCAATTAATAGCAGTTACAATTTATCCGGTTGCATTAAAGCTTACGGACAATATTTGCTGGAAAAACAGATGATCAAAAGCAATAGTGGTAGTGATCTGGCAACTGAAAAATTACGCCTACTCAAAGCTCAGGCGGAAAAAGCTGAATTGGAGCTGGAGGTTTTAAAGGACAAATATATCGAGGTTTCGGAAGTAGAGTTCAGCTGGAGTAATCTTGTGCTGGTTTTTCGTGCGAGGATGCTGGCGATACCAAGTAAGCTGGTAAGGCCACTGGCCGCTGCCTGTAGTGACTTCGCTAAAATCGAGAAGATTTTGGAAGACGAAATTTACGACGCCTTAACGGAGCTTAGCAAACATGGCGATGAAGAAGATTCAGCTAACCCAAGCAGTCAGCAGAAAGTTGACTCCGCCCCCGAAGCTGACAGTCAGCGCATGGGCTGATAATTACCGTAAATTGTCAAGTGAGGCTTCAGCTGAGCCGGGCAGATGGAACACCGCCAGAGCTCCATATCAGCGGGAAATCATGAACGCAATAAATGATCCTGCTATTGAAACGGTGGTAGTGATGTCATCGGCGCAGGTGGGCAAGACTGAGATCATTAATAATATTGTAGGATACTATATTCACCAAGACCCGGCGCCAATGCTGGTAGTGCAGCCAACTGAAAAACTGGCTGAAAGCTGGTCGACTGATCGTCTGAGCCCCATGCTGCGGGACAGTGAGGTTTTTAGGGATTTAATCAAAGATCCAAGGAGCAGAGATTCAGGTAACAGGATACTTTACAAGCGTTTCCCGGGCGGTCAGATCACGATGGCCGGTAGCAATTCGCCGTCATCACTCGCCAGCAGACCCGTGCGGTTAGTACTTTGTGATGAAGTTGACAGGTACCCCGCAAGCGCAGGCTCAGAGGGCGACCCGGTGAATTTGGCGAAGAAAAGAGCTACTACTTTTTGGAACAGGAAGATAGTGCTAACTTCCACCCCTACAATCAAGGATTTAAGCCGCATTGAACAGGCTTATTTGCAGAGTGATCAGCGGCGTTACTATGTGCCCTGTAAATCCTGCGGGGAGTATCAGACTCTTAAATGGGGACAGTTAAAGTGGGAAAAGGATAGAACTGAAAAAGCCCATTATGTCTGCGAGGTAAACGGCTGCGTTTTACAGGATACGGATAAGCCGGCAATGCTGGAAAAAGGAGAATGGCGGCTTGAGGGAGTAACAGGCAATATTGCCGGTTTTCATTTAAACGAGCTTTACTCCCCTTGGGTGCCGTGGTCAAGGATTGTTTCTGAATTCCTGAGGGCTAAACTTAGCCCTGAGCTTCTTAAAACATGGATCAACACCACCCTTGGCGAGACATGGGAAGAAGGCGGTGACAGGGTCGATGAAACTTCCCTCCTTAGCCGTAAAGAAAATTGGGGCGATGTGACTCCTGTTGGTGTAGTTGTTATCACCGCCGGTGTTGACGTACAGGATGACCGTTTGGAAATTGAAATTGTTGGCTGGGGCATCCGTGAGGAGAGCTGGTCTCTGAGCTACAGGATAATACATGGCGATCCGGCAAGGAGTGAGGTGTGGGATGATTTAGATGATATTCTGGAGCAGACTATTCCCCATGAAAGCGGTATTAGCTTGCGTATATCCTGCGTCTGTATTGACTCAGGTGGTCATCATACACAGTCCGTCTATGCTTACTGCAAAAAAAGACAGCCACGCAGAATATTCGCAGTTAAAGGCTCATCAATTAGCGGCAAGGCATTAGTTGGCAGACCGACAATAAGTAACAGGATGCGGGTAAAGCTTTTTGCAATCGGTACTGATACGGCAAAAGAACTAATTTATAGCCGGCTTAAAATTACTGAACTTGGAGCAGGATACTGCCATTTTCCAGCTCATTATAACGAGGATTATTTTAAGCAGCTGACGGCTGAAAAGGTAGTAACTCGTTACAATAAAGGCTTTCCTGTGCGTAAATGGGAAAAGCCGGCAGGAAGGCGTAACGAAGCCCTTGACTGCAGGGTTTATGCCTTGGCTGCCTTGCATATACTGAATCCCAATTTAGAGCTGCTTGCAGCCAAGTTAAAAAAGGATGCAAAACCCCAGCAACAAACAGCTGACCAAGTAAAGCACTTAGACCCCGCTACTTCAAGTAAATTTTTAAATTTTAAAAGAGACGCAAAAGCCGGTTTTGTCAAAAACTGGTGACTGATTACATTAAACTCATGCAAACATTAAACACTGAGCCCAAATTTTTCACTTCAGGTGATAGCGTGGAATGGGAGAGGCACCTTGAAGCTTACCCACCAAGCGAAGGCTGGGGGTTATTTTACTCTTTCCGCAATTTTGAAAGCAGCTTTAATCTAGCGGCTTTGCCGAAAGCCGACCATTACCGTGTTACCTTAAGCGCTAAGGAAACGCTGCAATATAAAGCAGGTATCTATTGGTGGCAGGCTACCGTATTTAAAGCTGAGGATCAACAGACTGTCGTGGAGGGAACGCTTGAGGTTAAGCCCAATTTAGCTTTGCTTGATAGTTATGATGGGCGTTCTCATGTCAAAAAAACACTGGATGCTCTGGAGGCTACTATTTTGGGTAAAGCCAGCCGTGATCAGCTCAGCTACAGCATAGCGGGTCGTAGCCTTTCACGCCTTAACCCTCTGGAATTGCTTAAATGGCGGGATGTTTACAGGGCAGAGTTGGTAAGAGAGATAAACCGGGAACGCCTTAGCAAGGGGCTCAAATCAGGCGGCATAATTAAAGTCAGATTCAGTAATTCATGAAACTCTTTAACTTCTTTAAGCCTAAAGCTCTTGTCAAAAGAAAGTACGCAGCCGCTATCAAGGACAGGTTAACCGCTGACTGGATAATGGGCGCTACTTCAGCTGATTCTGAGCTATACAGAGACCTTAAGACTTTGCGGAACAGATCAAGAGAGCTTTGTATCAATAATGATTATGCCAGAAGGTTTTTAAAGCGTACTTCTACCAATGTGATCGGTAATAACGGGATTCGTTTGCAGATCAGAGCGACTGATAATAAGGGCGAGCCCTTAAGCATCGAGAATAGCCAAATACTGGAGCATTTTGCTGCTTGGGCTAAGCGTGGCAATTGTACCGCCTGCGGCCGCCTGTCATGGATTGACTGTCAGAAACTATTTTTAGAATCAGTAGCCCGTGACGGCGAGGTTATCGTCCGTCTGGTTAAAGGTTTCGATAATCCGTTTAATTTTGCTCTGCAGTTTATCGAGGCTGATCATCTGGATGAGGATTTAAACCAATCTTTGCCCTCCGGCAACTATATAAGAATGGGCATTGAATTTAACAAATGGAACAGGCCTATTGCCTATCACCTGCTAACAATCCATCCGGGGGAGTCGTTTGTTAACCGATCCACTCAGAAATATCAGCGCATACCGGCGGAGCAAATTATTCATGCTTTTATTATGGATCGCCCGAGCCAAAGCCGCGGTGTTCCGTGGATGCACAGCGCCATGACGCGCCTTAGAATGCTAGCCGGGTATGAGGAGGCGGAACTGGTAGCGGCCAGAGTTGGCGCTTCAAAGATGGGATTTTTTGTCTCAGGCGATGGTGCCGGTTATACGGGCGCCGAGGATGCTTTCGGTAATAAAATCATGGAAGCAGATCCGGGCACTTTTGAGCAGCTACCGTCAGGGATGGATATTAAAATGTTCGATCCAAATCATCCCAATTCGAGTTTTGCCGATTTTGAAAAATCGATCCTCAGAGGAATAGCCAGTGGCCTTGATATTTCCTACGCTACTTTGTCGAATGATCTGGAGAATGTCAATTTTTCTTCAATCAGGCATGGCAGCCTTGAGGATCGTGACAGCTGGCGGTGCTTGCAGAATTGGGTGATTGAGCATTTTTGCAATAGAGTGTTTGAGAGCTGGCTGCTAATGGCGATGACCTCCGGCAGGCTTGATTTAAACATAAGAGATTTTGATAAATATAACAGCCCAATCTGGCGGGCTAGAGGTTGGGCATGGGTTGATCCTTTAAAAGACAGTCACGCAAATGAAATTGCCATAGCCCAAAAGACCAGAACAAGAAATCAAATAGCAGCTGATCACGGTAACGATATTGAAGAGATCTTTCAGCAGATAGTATTTGAGGAAGAGCTGGCCAGAAAATACGGTCTGGAACTTACTCCCAAAGATGAAACTAAGAAGCAAGATAAAGAGGTAACACATGACGAATCAGACGATTAAGACTGGTATCTTGTACCGGCACAGTACTATCGAAAAAGAAAGACAAAAAAGTGAAGGCGAGGAAGACAACAAAGAAGATCGAAGTTTTTCCATTTCTTTCTCTAGCGAAGAGACGGTGGAGCGATTTTTCGGCCTTGAAATACTGGATCACAAAAGTGAGAGCGTCAAGCTTGATTGGCTTAAATCCGGCAGAGCTCCGCTGCTACTTGATCATGATCCCGCAAAGCAGATTGGGGTTGTTGAGACGGCTGAAATAGCCACAGGTGGCAAGGCACGAGCGAGAATAAGGTTTGGGAAAAGTAAACTGGCGGAAAATGCTTATAGAGATGTGATTGATGGGATTAAAAGCAATGTCTCTGTTGGCTATCGTTATCTACAAGATGGAATTACCTTAGAGCGGGAAGCGAAAGATAATCAGCCCGGCATTTACCGTATTAATAAATGGGAGCCGCTGGAGGTGTCGCTGGTGTCAATTCCCGCTGACCATACGGTGGGTATTGGTAGAAAAAATAATGAACAACAGACAATTTTTAATGTGAGGAACAACATGACCACAGAATCAAATAATATAGAAACTATATCGACAACAGTAAATGCAGGCTTTAATCCGGCACAAATCAGACAGGATGAGACTGACAGAGTATCTGAAATCATCGCCCTTGGTGACAGGCACAATATGCGAGAGGCAGCGATGGAGTTTATACGTGAAAACAAATCTGTAGACAGTTTCAGACAGAAGGTATTGGAGCAGTTAAGCCACTGCCCTACAATCAATACCTCCTCCCCTGATCAGGCAATAATTGGCATGAGCGATAAGGAAGTACGCAGTTTCTCAATTTTGCGGGCAAT